GCGCACGACGGTAACCGCCATTGAGCATCGGCTCTACATTAGATGCGGTAGTCGCATAGTTTGGCTGTTTGGCAATGGGAGGGCTGGCTAAGTCTAAGCCGCCGTTTAACAGCACATATTGCTGTTTGACCTGCGGTAGACTCATTGTGCTAATTCCTCACCCACAGAGAACAGGCCATTGTTGTAAACCGGAACCGCTGTCTTACCGACGGTGATTTCTCCGGTGTAGCGGTTAACCAGCATCGAATAATAGCGTGACCACATCTGGTTGCTTTTCTCGACCAGCTCCGGTGCTGAGGCGGTCAGCGCCCGCTGCCCCAAGGCAAAGTAAACAATCGCCGGGTGATACTGCTCAGGAATAAACGGTATATCAGCATCTACCGCCAGCAATTGTGGCGCTAATACCGTGTAGGCGGTCGGGGTCGTCGGCCAGAAATTCCAGTCAGGCCGCGACAATTGGATTTCCAGCCATGCTTCCCGGATGGCCTGAATGTAGTTCTGGTCACGGCTGGCCGCTGATTGAACCGAGGTCGGGCCGATCCCGATGTCCTGACATTCAGCGCGTAACCGTTGGCACAGCTGGAGGTAGTTCATTAGTCAGCTTCGCCTATGTAAGTGACGTTGTAAGAAGGCACGCTGCGGTAATCAATAGTGCCGTCTTTGTTTTGAGTACCTTTGATTTCAATGGCTTGTGTCAGCATCTGGTAGACCGGCAGCGGAATGTCTACGTCTGTATTGCGCTTGATCAGTGCTTCGTATTCGTTCACGCGCACATAGACGTCGCCTGTACCGTTCGCGGAGGCGTCTTCATTGATGCGGATTTTTACTTTCGGGTGTTTGCGGATCGGCACTTCCAGCTTTTTGGGTAGTTCTGCCGTAGCTTCAATGATCACGGTCGGGCGCATGTCTGCCGGGAGTAAATCCACCGGGCGCGACAGGTTGTTCAGTTCTTCAAATTCCATGATGGCGGTCACCAGATCAGCGCGGTTAGTGCCAGCCTCTTTCTCAACGCCGCATTGTTTCGCCAGATGTGCAATCAGCTTAGCGGTGGCAGTATTTTCTAATTCAATGAATGGGTAAGCCATTTCGTTATTCTCCTGAAACAAAAAAGCCCCGGCAGGAACCGGGGCAAAGTCTTAGCTAAGGTGTTACTCAGGTGTTACAGCAGGGTTGCCGCTACTTCCAGACGCACCATCCACGCCTCGTTGAGACGGGTAGCAACGTGCCAGCCTTTCCAGCCCACAGAGCCGACCTGACCCAATTCGTTGCCTTTCTCCGGTTTGCCCGGATTGCGCACCAGAATTTCGGCGGACTCTTTGCCTTTCAGCGCGACCGTGCCGTAAGCGTCTTCACCGAAGATGATGATCGGATAGACGTCCGCGTTAGTGCCGGTGGTAGACAGCACCGCGTCACCGTCCAGACCGCCCGCGTTCGGGAATGGCGCGGCAATGGTGGTGGTGATGAAGCGCACGTTTTCCACAGAACCAAATTCCTGCGGGCAGATCGGCTGACGTGAACCGTATTGAGAAACCGGCACGAAGCCCGCCAGATCGCGGATGTCCGGCTCTAAGTCGGTGTGACAAACCGCGATATAAGACGCTTCAATCGCTTGGGTTTTGTAGTTCACAGACGGTGCCAGGATCGACGTTTTCTTGCGTGACTTGTTCTTGTTCAGCGTACGCACAGCAGAGCGCAGCTTGGACAGGGATACTTTCGTGTTGACTGCGTTACGGGCTGAACCGTTGGCGTACACCACGCTAGTACCGGCGCGCAGGGTGTAATAAGTCAGTGTTTCGAAGGATTCTGCTGCTTGCAGGCCGTGGATCTGGGTAGCGCCCTGCAGGATTGGATCTTCATGGGTATCCTGAATCACATCAGTGATTTCAGACCAACCGCCGTACTGCAGCAGTGACGCGGTAACGTCCTGCACAGCCAGTTTCTGCGAAGTCGGCGTAACGCCTTCTGTCAGCGCGGTAGTGATTGGCTCGAACGGCACGAAGCGACGCCATTTGATGGTCTGGCCTTTGTTCTTCGGTACACGCTCGATCTGGCCGAGTTTGTTAAACACAATCGCGTGTTCGGCGTATTTCAGGAATTGAGAGACGGCAATAATGCCAACGCGCGGTGATACGTCACCGTAAACGGTAGTAGCCATAAAGTTTTACTCCGGAATAGAATTAGCGATAGCGGCGCAATTCCGCATCCGCTGCTTTGGCGGCAGCAGCAAAAATGGCGTCTTCGTCGCTTTCATCAACCATGGGTAACCGGCTCTGACCGCCTGAAGGCAGGGAAGCCAGATCACTTAATTGGTTGCGACGGCGCTGACGCAATGCGGATTGCTCGTTCGATTGATTGGGTTGATTTAACAGGCCATGCTGTGCCTTGAATAAGTCCAGCAGTTCGATGGTTGAGGCGGCATCATCTGAATTGAACATGGCGGTGCGGTGCGGTGAGTCACTAACCCAATCAGAAAAGCCGTCGCTTCCTGCAACGCTTGCCCAGTCCGGGTGTTTCTCGGCAACCAACGCGCCTTGTTCATACATGGCTTCGCGTTTTTGCTGTTGCTCAATGGCATTCAGAGGCTCGGCGTAGCGGTTGAACTTTTGTTCCCACTGCCGATCTTTCTGCTCCATTAATGCTTCCAGCGATTCCGCAAGTGCCGGGAAGTCCTCTTTGATCGCGGCCAGCTTGTCATCTTCGGCGGCGGTGTCTTCACCAGCGGCCTGACTGCGCTCACGTTGACTCAGAAGATCCTGTGCCTCTGACCATTTCCGGTTCAGACTGGCGACGCGGCCACGCTGGGACGCTTCACTGTGTCTGAGTCGGTTCCAATCGCTCAATGCTTGCTCGCGGGTGGCGTTGTCACCAATGGAGTTTATCCACGCTGGCACATCCGCATTCTGTGCGGCTGGGCGAGGTGGTGCTAATACCTGCTCCTGCTGCTGCGGTTGTACCCGTTCAGATATATCGCTGTTGATGTCATCGTCCGGCTGCTCTTCATCCGGCGAAAGGTGGTCATCCTCATGCTCGTCATCTGCACCGAAGTGCGTTAAGGCCAACTCGGAATCCGCTTCGGCTGCGGCCTCGTTAAAGGCGGCGTCAAGCTGATCGTCTGTTAACTCTTCGTTGTCTTGCATGGGGATAACTCCTGTTTTTTAGGTGGCGGCAAATTGCGGCCAAAAAAAAGCCCCGCACGAGGCGAGGCTTGGTGTTAATGAATCGGTTATTCAGTAATGTTTTCTTGTAACTCTTTCAACTCTGCGATGCGTCCACGGTAGTAATCCGCCAGACGGTGATCAATGAAGGGTGCTTCCAGTGATAGGCGCAGGTCTTCAATGCGACGTTCAGTGTAGGTTAACAGCGCCTGACGGTCGGTAAATCCCGTCATCTTCAATGGTGCCTGACTCATTTTCCCTCACGCAGAAACGAAAAAGCCCAATCAGTGAAGGATTGGGCAGTATTGGTGTATCGTAACGCTGACGCCGCAAACGTGCAACTATTGAACTAGCGCCACAGACTGAATGGCGGCTGATTTACCTCGTCCCACTCAATACTATTGCGACAGTGGCCCCTCCCAAACCAGGGCATGGCATCAATGCAACGTTCCACAACCAGACCCCACCGCTTGCCATTAAGTGCCGCATAACCAACTTCGCCTGAAATGGTGTGGTCAGGCCTTAACCAAATCACTCCGCAGATTAGTTGGTCTATAGCAAGTAGGATGACAAACAGTCGATTGATGATTTGTTTTGCGGCACAAATAGCTATACCCATAAATCACCTTGAGCTTGCAGAGCCAAAGACAATGCTTGCCGCAACTCATCCGCAGTAACCAGAGCCACTGTATTATCAGCCAACTTCCATTGGCACGTGTTGATGCCGGTAATGTCGGCTACCGCTACCGCTCTCGCCATGCGCCCTTGGGCCACTTCATCACCATCGAACGTCTTGCCGTTTACGGTTACTTTGATAGCTGCCACGGCAGTATCACGCAGTTTCTTTGCTGCTACTGCATCCTGCGCTGTTTCAAAGTCGATCTGACTCAGTATGGCCGCGCGGGTGTCGGCATCGATACCGAGCGCTGTCATGTACCCTTCCGACGTGTCGGTGTGTGCAATACCTGCGTGCAGATAGGTTTTTGTCATTTTTTAGCTCCTGTGATCATGGGTTCTGAGAATAATGATTTTCTCAGTCTGTACGTATTTGCATGACTTGCGTGCGCCATCCAGCTTTGTATCGCTGGCCTGCACTGCATCAATGTTATCGTCCCATTCGCCAGACCCTCGCGCATGCGGCGAAACTTGTATTTAATGCGCTTGATGCTGCACTTTCGCAGCAGTCGATGCGTTGGATAAATGCGATATCCAAGGAAGTCCAACGCTCTCCCGGCATGCTTGCCAACTGGAAATATCTGCGTCTTGCTGTTTGTTTTCAGCCCCAGTCGCGCCAACAAGAACTGTTCGATGCGCTTTCTTGTTTCAGCGAGATGCGCCTTGTTGTGACCCACAACAATGAAGTCATCCATATATCGACAGTAGTAGCGCTCGTGCAGTTCGTGCTTTACGAATCGATCCAATTCATTCAGGTACATGTTGGCGAAAAGCTGACTGGTCAGATTTCCCAGTGGAATGCCGACGCCTGGCGCTCCCGGGCTTGAGTCGATTATCAACCCAAGTAGATCCAACGTGTCCTGGC